GGGGTCTTGTAATTCCTAAAGTGGCTGAGAAAGTGCTAGTTCATGGCGCGCCCATTCGGCAGACCGTGCAACAATGGCCCGACATCATGGATTTTATGTTGCGCACTAAGGTACCGCGCTCCAGCTATCTTTCAATCGAGTGGAACGATCAGCAACCCCAACAGTTGCAGAACATCACGCGCTACTACATCGCTGAAGGTGGTGGCCGTCTTTTCAAGTGGATGCCTCCACTTAAGGGTAAGGCTGAGTGGCGCAAGATTGGCGTTGAATCAGGATGGGGTGTTCAGCCTTGTAATGATATTAAAGATGCTGGCAAGCTGCCAGTCGATTTTGATTATTACGTTCGAGAAGTGGAGAAATTATGTTTGGGTCTAGTTTAGATAAACAGGTGGCAGGAAATCATTACAAAGACTTGCCGATTCAACCCGTAGAGTTTATTCACGCCAATTCCATTGGTTACTTCGAGGGTAATGTAATCAAGTATGTGAGCCGCTGGCGCAATAAAAATGGCATTGCTGATTTGGAAAAAGCCAAACACTACATCGAATTGCTGATTGAACTGGAAAACAAAAATGCTGGAAAAACAGATTGAATCAAAAGTTTGCGAATACGCCAAAACTAAAAATGTTCTGGTGTATAAATTCACTAGCCCCGCTCGTGCTGCGGTTCCTGATCGTTTATTTATTGCACCGGATGGTCGTGTGTGGTTTTGCGAGTTCAAACGCGAAGGTCAGAAGCCCACGCCCGCTCAGGAACGCGAACACGCCAAGCTCCGCGCCCAAAAAGTAAATGTATTTGTAATTGATAACGTAGAAGACGGTAAAGCGATGGTTGACATAATGGTGATGAAATGCTGACACCTGACCTACTTCACGACTACCAAAAAAACGCAGTTAACTTTCAATGCACTCATCCACACTCAATGTTGTGGTTAGACATGGGGCTAGGTAAGACCGTCATCACGCTGACCAGCCTCGCGCACCTGATCAACACCGGCTTTCTGCGAGGTGTGGTGATTGTAGCCCCAATTCGAGTCATCCGGCTGGTCTGGCGGCAAGAGGCGGCAAAGTGGGAACATACTAAACATTTACGATTCAGTATGATTGCCGGTACCAAAGATCAGCGTACCCGCGCCCTGCTGCGCCCTGCCGATATTTATCTTGTAAATTATGAAAACTTAGGGTGGCTTGCTGAAACCTTGCAAACATACTTTATTAAAAAAGATCGCCCAATGCCTTTCAACGGTGTCGTTTGGGATGAGATTAGTAAATGTAAAAACTCAGCAACTAATCGAGTTAAATCATTCCGCAAGATTGAAAATCATTTTGATTGGGCAACTGGATTAACTGGTACGCCCGCTAGTAATGGATATAAAGACCTTCACGGACAATATTTGGTTGTGGATAGAGGTATTCGTTTAGGTACAAGTAAAACAGCCTTTCGCACACGGTTTTATAAAAAAGTTGGTCCTTATAAAGAAGTCGCCTATGAGGATACTGAAGATACTATCAAAAAGTTAATTGGTGATATTACATTAGAAATGTCAGCCGAGGATTACAACCCACTGCCCGACCTGATCGTGAATAACGTAGAAATCGAAATGCCGGATGATCTTCGGGTAAAATACGATAGATTAGAGAAAGAATTTTTTCTTGTACTTGACAGTGGTAAAGAAATTGAAGCTTTCAATCAAGCTGCCTTGACTAATAAGTGCCTTCAGTTTTCAAATGGTGCCATGTATCCGGTTGCAGGGATGCCGTTATGGGAATCAGTACATGACATGAAACTTGACACATTGGAAGATATTATCGACGAAGCGCAAGGCTCTCCAATTTTGTGCGCCTATGCTTATCGCAGTGATGCTGAACGAATCATGGAACGATTTAAAGCATTACGTCCAATTAATCTGACCGAGTGTAAAAGTGAAGCGTCTTTAACCAACGCCATGCACCGTTGGAAGATTGGGGATTGCCAACTAATGATTGGTCACCCCGCATCAATGGGTCACGGTATTGACGGCCTTCAAAAAAACGGTCATATACTTGTATGGTACGGGTTAAATTGGTCATTGGATTTATATGAACAGTTTAACGCCCGTGTACGTCGTCAGGGCCAAGGTGCGCCAGTTATTTGTCATCGTATATTAATGCAAAATACGTTAGATCAAGCTCAAGCATTAGCACTTGATGAAAAAGCTACAACACAATCAGGTTTACGAAACGCAGTTAAACAATACCGTCAATCAAAAGGAGTATAAATATGAGTTACACAGAACTTGAAATGCAGATAATACGATGGGGTGAAGCTCGTGGTATTGTGCAAAACGCCACAGCAATGTCTCAAGCAATCAAAACCCTTGAAGAAACTACAGAACTACTTGACGCAATTAACAAAAATAACATTGATGAAATCAAAGACGCCGTTGGTGACATTATGGTGACATTGATTATGGTGTGTACGATAATGAATCTCGATTTAATGTCTTGTCTTAAAAGTGCATATGTTGAAATTAAAGATCGTAAAGGTTATCTTACAAAAGAAGGTGTTTTTGTTAAAAAAGTGTGATACAATTGTGTTACATTAAATGATGAAAGGACGATCAAAATGTTAATTAATTTAGTTTTAGTGTTTTGTGCTTTCATAGGGTGCGCTGTTGTCCCTAATAATTTCATTAAATGAAATTATTTCACGGAAGTACATTATTTTTAAATGTAAACGTAACTATAAAAGAGGTAAATAAATATGAGAATAAGTAAATTATCACCAGTAACTAAAATAATATTAGACGAATTAAGACAAAAACATACAATTTTTGATTTAAAAGATAAAGTTAATCTTAGTTTACACGCAGTAAGGCAGACAGTAGTAAGACTAATGAAGAGTGGTTTTGTTTTCACATGTGAATCAAAAATCGACGAAATTAAAAAAAGAAAAATGAAATCTTATACGTTAACGGAGAAAGGGAAAAACTTTTTAAAAAAAGTTGAAGAGTTTGTTCCAGACGAAGAAGAATCAAATTGTAAAAAAAGACTTATTTCTTTTAATCCTTCATCACTTCGCGTGACAAAATCGTTTATAAAAACGCTAACGAAAAAAGCAACACCATGGGACGGGCTCTTAAATGCTTAAATTTAATTTAAAAAGTTGTAGTTTTGCTCAAATTCCTGCAACTCAGAATAGACCATACTTACTAAATGAAAAAATAAATACAAATATAAAAGACTCGGTAGATCAGAAAAAAATAATTGAAACAGACGACAATAAAACAAAGTGGGCGTCAACAATACTAAGTGAACCAAGTCTTTATAACAAAATTGCTGTGAAGTGGGCAAAAAAGATTATTGAGGTAAATAATGAACAAAATAATTGATTTTTTAAGAAGTATTTATATATTACCAAGCGCAAGAGTTTTAGCAATTAAAGAGCTTGATGACTCAAAAAGAAAGTTGCTAGAAATGGAATCAAGTTTAGATTACGCACAAAGTATGTGCAATTATTATAAATCGAAGATTAATAGGCTTTCCGTTTATTTAAAAACGGAGCAAGAAAAATGAGTTTAATTCAAAATCTTTTTTTTACAGAAGCTAAAAAACCAAAATATTTGGTTATAAAAGATAAGCCGCCATTATGTTCTACTAAGGGTATTTTAAAAAAATGCCCTCATTGTAACGATGGATCTCTTGAAATCTTTTATTTTAAATTTGTTCTAAGCAGAACAAAAATAAACAATTTTGGGGTTTACATATTTTTAGGTTGCGATAAATGCAACACCTACAAAATTAACACCGGAAAGTTTAAAGAATTAAACGTCTATGACGTATGCAACAAAAAAAATTCTGTTAACGCAGAATATACACAGCTTTTAAATCTTTACGAGAACCCTAACAATATTGTTAAGTTCCTAGATGATTTCCCGCAACGAAGATTCTCAAAAGACCTGACATTGGCAGGTATAAGAAAAATGCTCAATCATGAGCAAATTTACTCTATGGTTGTTAATGAAATTCAATTTTATAGGCCAGGTATGAAATCGTGCTGTAACAATAATTGCAACCAAGGCAGGAATTGCAAATTAAAACATGATTTTAATTGTTTTGCAAAAATTACATTAAACATATTAATGCTTGCATTTTTAACAGTGTTTTTATCAATTACATATACATACGCTGAAGATATAACAGGTTACATCAGCAACGTATTAGAAAGTATTGTATTTAATTCTTTTTAACTTTTTAAAGAAAGTGTAAAAACTTATGAAAAAACTTACAGGAATTCATAAAGGTATAACAGGAGATTTTTCTAACATCTATGGAGATGTAACAAACCTTTATGGTGATGTCAGTAATATACATGGTGACGTTTCTAACATTACAGGAAATTTAATCAATATGAATGTCACTAATATTCTTGGAGACGTTTCTAATATTAGAGGAGATGTATCAGGAATTACAGGATTTGTATCTAACATTAAGGGAGATGTTTCTAATATTAGAGGTGATGTTTCTTACATTTATGGTGATGTCACTAATATTAAAGGCACTGTTATTTATCTTTGGGGTGATGTCTCTAATATTAAGGGAGATGTTTCTAATATCAGAGGTGACGCTTCTAACATTGAAGGAGATGTATCTGGCATTAAAGGATTTGTATCTGATATCGAAGGAGATGTAACAAATCTTTATGGAGATGTAACAAACATCAAATGTTATGTTGACATGTAATCAACCTTAAAAACTTTTTTAGCTTTTTTAGCTTTTTTTAACTTTTTCGTATGTTCGCAAGCTTGCCAAACCTAACAAAGGTAGTAACAAAGCCAAAATTGATTCAACATCAATCTGCGGAAACGTTACTATCTTGTTTGTTAATATTAGAAAAATCGACGGTGCGATAGGCTGAAAAATATAATTGTAAAAAAGACCAAATGCACATATCCAACCACATGACGACCTCCATCCTGATTTATAAAAACTTTCACTAGCCGCGTCGATTTTATTTATTTCAGTTTGATTGTTTGATAATTGAACTGCAGCATCTAATTGTTTTGCTTCGTTTTCTTGAGTTAATTTTAAAATCTCAATTTGTGCTTGTGATTTCTTTTCATTGTCAGGAATTAATTTATCAATGACACCTAATACACCAGTCAACAATAAAGGATTCATTATTCACCTATCAAGTTTTTAGCAACCCTCACAGCCCAACCTTTTCCGTAAACACCCCACGAGTTTAATTGCGTGAGAAACATTAGTCGATAACCGTTAAACATCATTGCAAGTTTTAAGCCGTTTGCGCTATTTAATGCTGCGATAGTCTTGTTGCCTATAATTCCATCAGCGTCAACGCCAAGCGCTTTTTGAAGCCAAATAACAGCGCCTTGACGTGTTTTACCTCCTGGGCCACTATTTACCAGTGCATCAAAGTAGCTAAAACGAGCATCGGAAGGAACTTTCTCGCAATGATATTTTAACCAGTAGTCGCGCTTATATATTTCTTTTGCGTGATCAAGCGTAATGTTTTTTATATCAATGTTTGGATACGCTGCGGCACTTATCCCATATTTCGTGCCGTTTAATTTACCAATGCCGACTTTTCCACTTGTCCAGTTTCCTGTGTCTTTTGCATCGTCAGTAAAACCACCCTCATGCCCTACAACAAGTTTAAAAGCCTCATCGAAATTCATTTCTTAGCCTTTGTTTCAACTTCTGCACGTAATGCGTTAGCAAGTGCTGCGCCGCGTTTTTCAGCTGGAAAAGAACTTAAATGTAATTCTATTCTTTTTAAAGTATCCCAGCCGACCATTTGCCCCTTGGCCTCTGCTAAATCATATTCTAGTCGCGCAATTCTCGCATCATGCGATTTATAAATATTAGCAATTTCAACAAATCTTTGCGTTATTTCTTGCTTCATTAAGGTTTGTTCTTTGTAAGTTTGCCACTGCAGCCCTGCGCTAGCAGTAATTACAGCGCACAACCCCCAAAAAAAGAATTTTCCAAAATAATCAGATATTTGCTCAGACATTGGCAGCCTCAATAATTGAATTTAAAAGAATATATGCTGAATTTGGAGTAAACCTCCAAGCTTCTTTTATATTTAACGCAGACAGGCACGCCTCGCTACAAAAAAACTTTGTGCGATTTTCAGGCAAAGCGTCTGCAACAAATCTAATTAACCCAGAAAAATCATATTTGCGACCTTTATTAACATCAAACCAAACTCTTGCATCGCGTTCACTAAATAATGTTCCTGGTAATTCGATAAAATCCCATCTAGAATCATCAAATTTGATAGATTTAAAGCGTACACCGCCATCCATAAAGCTCGACGACGCGGCAACTTGATCACTGAATACTAATTCCATGTGAGTATATTTACCGTTATCCCACCATGCCGTTAGCTTGTTAAACAATCGGTAATTACCCTTATAAAATGCTGCCTTCATACATTTACTCACATTTGATGTCTTTTTGGTATATTACTCGCTCAAACCTATCTTTTCCAGTTTTTTCTCTTGATTTCAATTCGTTTGGTAGCCATTGCATGTTTGAAACTGCATCACATCCGCCGCACGCAAGCGGTATTACATGATCAATTGCCCACCCTTCGCACGCGCCTTTTGTACTTCCGTTTGACGGGCATGGGTGTAACTCTTTAAATTTATTGATAACCTTTGTGCTTCTTTTTATCTTACCTTCTTTGTCGCGCTGAGGTTCTCCGCAATATCTATATTCTGTAAATGAATCTATATGTGCTAAAACATCAGCGCAGAAAAAAAACAACAAAGGTATAATAATTTTCCTTGTTATAAATTTATTCATCGCGCAAATTCATTTTCAACATTACGATCTGGGGCCAACGCATTGACTGCTGCTGCTGTTGTTCCGGTTGTAATTGCACGTTTTGAGGGTGATAATACTGTGGGGTCTGTAATAATTTTCAACACTCGTTGTTGTTCGGTTTTTGATAACGAACTTAGTAAATCTGCGGCAGTATTAGGATTTTGCATTGCTTCAGATAATATTTTTGTAGTACCGCGTCCAATTTTACTTTCAAGTTCCGCTAATCCTTTATTTGCAGCAGTTCCCCAAAATGTTAAAAAGGATGGAAGTCGAATCATTGATGTGTTTTGCTCCAATAATGAAGCAAGGGCTTTTTTACCTTCCGATGCCTGCTTACTAGCGGCAATTTGATTCATGGCTTTTTTAGCTTGGGTTCGCAAAACTTCCATAGTGCTATCTGCTAGTTCCATAGCAATATTATATTTACCTGACCCAAGGAACTTCTCGACTACATCTGGTGATTCATTTTCTACTAAATTAATAAATCCATCTTTATCTTTTTTCCACAATTCCAACGCTTGACCTGATAATTTTCTTTCAGCGATTTTTTGCGCTCCTTTAGTGTAAGCTTCAAGATATTCTCTATAACCTTTACCACCTGCTTCTTCCATTGCATCAATTAACAATGGTTTAATTTGAATCATTGCAGAGGCAGCGGCTTTTGCCTGAGTGCTAGGATCTGAATTTTTCAGTACATCACGAACCGCGGCATTAACTGAGTTTTTACGAATGGCATCAAGAGCAGCGGCCGGAATAATTCCATGTACGTTTGTCCATTGTGCAAGATCATTTTGTAAATTTCTTACAGCAGCTTGCATAACATCATTTGCGGCAAACTCAGTATTTTTACCAATAGCGCCAACTTTTTCAATTAAAGGGGCAGTCTTAAGCGGCTTAAATCCAGCATCAGTTAATGATTTTACTGCGGCATTAGCTTGTCGTGCGGCTTCTCCAGCATCGAGTGACCCTTTAGCAGCAGCGGTTGCCCATTCATCCGCTTTAATTGCCAATTCACCAGGATATGTGTATTGTCCTGGTGCGCGAGGTTGTCCTAAAGGTTTATAAACTTGCTGCGAAGCTTTTTCGGCAGTTTCACCAGCAGCCATTAATCGACGGACTTCTTCAACTTTTTCAGCGGCTTCAGCTTCCAATCGACCAGCTTCACGGGAAAATCTTACTACATCTTGCCCGATATCGGCTTTTTCAATTGCAGCTTTTCGCATTGGTTCTGTTGTTTCAGTTAATGCGCGTTTTTCAATTTCAGCGGCGGCGCGTGCTTCCGTAGCAGTTTTACCACCAACTATTTTCGCTAAAGCGTTAACCCCTTCTTCTTGATTCATAGATTTTAGTTTATTAAGATACTGAGCGCCTTGCGGGGTAGCCTCCAAAGAATCTTTAACAAGTGCCTGCCATGCTGGATTTTGTATAAATGCTGTTGCTTCTGCAACGGAAGTCCCTGGAGAAACTGTGCGTAACGCATTTACAACGTCGGGTAAGTCCGATCTAAGGGCTTGTTTTGCTATATTCGCAGCCCTTTTTTTCGATGTTTCTTGCACCATGCTGCGAATACCTTTTACGGTCCCTCCGACAGCTTCAGCAGCAGCCCTACCACCAGCTTCAAATGCAGCTCCTTCAAGTACATTTCGCACAGGCTCAGTAATTTGCGCAACACCTTGACGTGGAGTTTTACCACCAAGGTATACATCACCTAATTCGAGGAGTTCCTTGGCAGCACCGTAGCCCAGTCCAGCACCAGTAACACCGCCTGCTACAGTACCTATAGGACCACCACCAAAAGTTCCAGCAGCACCACCTAAAAGAGCACCACCGCCAGCACCAAGTGCTTCTACAACTGGCGCAACATATGGCCGTACTCGGGAATATAAACTTGATTCTTGACGAGGAGTGGGAATTTCAGAAATTGTTGCAGTTGTGGAACGTCGTCCACCATCGAGGGTAGTTACTGATTTATTAAATTCTTTTTGCGCCCGAGCAGTTACCATATCGGGCGTTATATCATCAGGCGCATTTTCATAAACGTGGGAAGTACCGTCTGAAAAAGTTACCGTAATATTGCGAGGCATTTTAACTCCTTACCAATTGCTTACGGAAGGCGCAGCAGATTTGTTTTTACTTACAAAAGGTGTGACAGATTTACCTTTACTGCCTGGTAACGGTGGAAGACTCGGCATTTCTTCATTATCACTTTCATAAGTCAAATCGTATCGCTCTTGCATAGTATTTGAAAAATTTTTAGCTTGGCGTACAATATCGCGTAATTGTTGGTCAAGATTACCAGCCGCAGGATCAATTGATTGAATACTATCAGAAACAAATTTCCATTCTTGTACAGCCATGTTGCCAAGTTTACCTTGCAATGAGGCAAGCTGACGACCAAATGCCATAACTTTACCTTTCAACGTATCCAATTTTTGCTGTGCTTTACGAGCTTCGCTGTTAGGAAATGACGGGAGCATAGCTCGATAACCTGTAATCCCAGATAATCCTTTAGCCGGTGGAATGTTTTTTTCAGGACTTCCCACCAATTCATCAGTAATTTTTTCAAGTTCATCAACAACAGATTGAGCAGCTTTAACACTTGTGGTATCAGCAGCCATTTCTTTTTTAAAGCTTTGTTGTTGTAATTGCGTTAAAGGTTTAGGTGTTGCGACTTTACCACCACCACCAATACCTGCCATTTTAGCGGTGGCAGCGGTCAATGGTACCATTCCAGCAGCTTCGTCCGCAGGTACCATTTTTGGCTGACCGTCGGGACCAATAACTGAAACAAGTCGTTGCGAGGGAGCTGTTACAAATTTCTTTTCACTTGGTAAATAAACAGCGTTGCCTACAACTTTAGGCATTTGAGACTTCATGTAATCCGGTATTCCAAGTGCTTCCTGAGTTTTATATTGGTCAAACTTTACAGGATCGTCGGAAATCTCAGCCAATGCGTCTTCAAGGGAAATACTTTGCGACAAAAACGGGCCTAAGTCAGGATCACTATATTGACGTTTGATTAAAGAACGAGCTGCTTCAGGTGTTGGAGCCCGAAGTAATCCTTCTTTAAACAGATTTGCTTTTTCCATCCGCACTTTTGATTGTTGATCTTTTTCAAAAGCACTTAACCGCAAAGCGTTCATTTGTTGTTCTTGTTTTTTCAATTCCATTGCTTGCTGATCTGCAAGCATTTTATTTTGCAACTGCTGGCCATACATAAACCCTTGAAGCGCACCTCGGGGACCTTCAGTGGCTAGTGCATTAAAATTAAGTTCAGGCATAATTGTTCCTTAATTCTACTTAAATTTATATCTTATTTACCAAGATTACTATACCAGTTACTTAATGCGTTTCCTGCACTAGACCATTGTTCTGGTGTAATTTTACCAAGTGCGGTATTAATACCACCGTACATAGATTGTCGAGCTCGTTCAGCGGCCAGTTGTGCATTTCCTGCTGTGTAACCTTGATTGATTAAAGAATTCCCAATATTACTAGCATAAGTTTGCCCTACCTCACCTAAAACATTTGCGGTTGTCTGACCAACTCCCGAAAGAGATTGCAAAGGGTTAAGTCGGGCTTCTCGCTCGGATTGATATCTATTAAAAGCATTTTGATATTCTTGCGAGGCAAGATCTTGACCGTATCTTTGAATACCTTTAAGTGTGGCTCCTGATAATAAACCACCCCTAGCCGCCGCACTACGTTCTAATGCTTTCATACCTTCACCCATACGAAAACCATATCCAGGATCGGCTTGAAATTGCTGCATCCCAAATGGGGTATACTCAGTGGCAATAGGGATTAGTTTATTAAGAGCCTGCTTACCTGCTTCTAACCATGGTTTTTGTTGTTCCTGTTGAGCAAGCCACATTTCTCGTTGAAGTGCTGCTGCACGATCAGTTGCGGCAGCAGTTTGCGCAGCTGCGGAAGCCGCAGCCTTTGCACTATCGTTACCTTCAATCGCACCGCCCAAAGCACCGCCGATAGCGCCTCCAACGGGGCCACCTAAAAACGAACCACCAATGATCCCAAGTGTAGAAAGCAGTCCCATATTTCGTCCCTTACTGAGTCACTTCGCGTCCACTAACGCGCATATTAATTGAACTGGCGGTACCTGCAATTGTACTGATAAACCCACCAGGGTTCAACACCTGCCCTACCAATTCTGGAAAAGTATAAACTTCCGAGGGTTGAAGTGTTTTGGTTTTAGTAATTAAATTGTCATTTCCGGCAGACCCTGCCGATGTAACAAGGTTTACTGAAATTGTCGCAGCAGTTGCGCTATAATTCGTAGCTGTGAACTTGTCGATAATTGTAGTTACATTAGTTGCGGTGTACTGAGTAGTCTGAACCGTCTCAACGGTTTTACCAGGAACCAGATTTTTTACAGTAACTGTCATTTATTGCACTCCTTGAATGTTGTCGGTAACCGTCAAAATAATAGACGGAATTGCTGGATAAAACGCAGATGATGGAAACGCAGTAACTTCAACGCTCACGTCATCCACAGCAAACATTATTTCAAAATAATCATTTGCGACAAGTTCAAGAAAATATCCCACAGTTACTAAAAGCTCGGAGTCATTTCCTTGTACACGAACTTGACTATTACTATTTGGAAGATCTACTCCATTGACACGAGGCCAAACCCAAAATAATCCGGTGCCGCCACTTGTTTTATCCAATTGAATACTAAATATTATATTGTAAATACCATCGGTGTCCACATAAACTCGTGATGACGGCGTCCCTAAATACACCCCGTTAGAAACATCTGCTGTGTTAAACGCGATAGCGTAAGGAGTGTTTGCAGAAACAGCAGCTTGCGTGGTTGTATCAAAAAACTGACCATATCTTGATCGTTTAAATTCTCTTGGCGGTGGAGTTAATTGAACACTTTCAATCTGTTTTTGAAGTTCAGTAATTTGATCAATACGATTAATTAATGATTGCTGAAGATCATTAATTTGTTGTTTCATTTGATTAACTTCATCAATCAAGCTGGAAGGTTGTTCTGCAAGTCCTTCTATTTGTTTCTGTAATTCTGCAATTTCATTAGTTGAATTAAAAGGCTGCCCTTCGAAGCCTTCTATTTGTTTCTGTAATTCATTAATCTGATTAACTAATCCAAAAGGTTGTTCCGCAAGTCCTTCTATTTGCTTTTGCAATTCTGCAATTTCATTAGTTTGTTCATTATTTACTGAAACAAATTCATTATTGCAACATTCATTACTAATATCATCAAGTGTTGCTGCCGGAGGTCCTTTTTGCACATCATCGAGTGAAATGCTGCTACCGCCTTGAGATCTGAATAATGACAAAAAAAACAAATACCATTCGCGTGAAATATTTCCCGAACGTTGATCAATAAATGGAACTCGCGGCGGTGTAATTTGAACACTTAACGGGTTAAGCATTTGTCGGACTCACGATTAATTCTGCACCAATAATAGCAATTTTTACAGGATCAGTGCCGCTTAATTCATACACTCGGTCACGCAGTTTCATTGTCATACCTAAACGCCGCCAAATTGCGCGTCGATCAAATTCACCTATTTTGCCAATACTGACCCAATGTTCATTTGACCATGTATGCCCGCCATCATCACTCCATCGTAACATAACTTGAGGATCACTACCTTGACCAAGATTTAAACCAACACCGGTCTCTAAATCAAGTTGAAGACTATGCTGCGCAGTGCGTTTAAGATTATTTTGACCAGTGGGTAACGCTCTCCATGATCTTAACCATTTTTGAGCATTATTATTATCTGAAAAATTGTTTAAATCAAAAGCGTATATATTAGCGTTTTGATAATCACCGACTAATACTTCATTGTTGAAAAATACCTGACAATTACTTCGGTGACGTGTAAACTCACCATTGATAAATCCAGCTCGTTCATGCCAAGCTTGTGTTGATACATCATACACCCATGTTGTGTTTGCAGTAGGAAAAATTAACACATAGAAACTATGACCATCTTGTTGATAAGTGTATCCAATAGCATCTGACAAGTTACCGTATTGCTGAATCTGCCATTCAATAGCATGAGTAGATATTCGTTGACCCATGTATCCGTTAGCGCGATACACAATTCCTTGCCCACGAGCATCTTGACCAAGCCAAAATAAACCATTATCCATTTTGGCAATAGAATATGCAGCTACGCACCCTAACTCGTTAAAAGCACCTTGAATACGAGAAAAAGGAAAATCAGGGTTGCCGGCGTTGGACCAAACTTCAACCGAGTTAGTACCAAAAACCCATAATTCTCGATGATCGGCAATAACACCTACTACACCATCAGGAGAACCTTCAGCACTGGCAAAATCTAACGGGTCTATGTCTGTACCGTTTAATAAACTCGTTACCCAAATTTTTTGACTATTTGGCTCATTAAATACAAAATAACCGTCAATATAACATACTGTAGCTGCGCCAGGAAAATCACCATCGCTAATTTGCTGGAATACGTTAGTTTGTGAATTATAAATATAACTTGGACCATTGCAAGCAATAAACAATTGAGTACCATTGTCAGCCATACTAACCGGACCACTATTGCCCGATACTGTACCCAAATTCGTAACAACGTAATCAGAGGTAACTTTATACAATTTATTACCACTAACTACATACATATTATTACCATACGACCAAAGTCCGCGAATTGGACCTATACCTACAGCAACTTTTAATTTTAAACCAGGTGCGCGATTTAAAAAAGCAGGTTCTTTTCCTCCTTCAGGAACAATTTCAGGAAACAAGTTAACCATGCGTGCATTTGCAGCATTGATGCTTCGAGTTACATAAGTAGAACCGAGAATTGGGCTTTTCATTAAAAGTTTCCAGCGTAAATGTTAAAGCGCTGTTTATTTGCCACAACACCGTAAGGTAAACTCATTACATCATTTGGATTATTAACACGTTTAAGATTACGTTTACTAGTCATTGCAATACGTTTAACCTGTGGTGATGGCTCAACTCCAAACTCTGGCGCAATCTCCATTGCTAAATTATAAGTAAATGCTCGCAAATATCCTGGGGGAAAATGTAATTGAGTTGATAACGTAGCAGGTTGCGTTAGTTCTTCAATTGAAATAAAGTGCCATTCGAGGGTCTGAGTTGGTTTAGGATAAATAAACATTTCAACATCAGGAAATGTTTCATTTACGAAAATAACTTGTGGAAAAGTAGATGTAGCTGTCTTAACGGCAATTCCATCATATTGAGATTGATTAATAAATTTAATACCGTACGATACACCGCTAGGTGCTTTGTAATAGGTAGCGTCATCAAAATATACAGGACGATTACCTACAAAATCACCAGTTGGACCAAGAGTGCGGCGAATTTCTCCTGCGGGCCAATTGAATACTTGGTCTTGAGTAGAAAATACTGATAATCTTTCAGTATTCCATGAATCAATCATTTGATTCATTGCTAAAAGAGCGTCTTGACTAGTTGCCGCCGAAGGGGTTTCATTTTCAGCCAATACGCCAAGTAGACGTAAAGCCCGATTAATTTGATCACCAGCGGTCGTTGTCATATTAATTCTCTTTCAATTCGTCATTGACTGAATTTAAAAAATCTGGGATTTTATCAAGTTGTTCATTTAATACTTCAGTTGCTTTACGAGATCCCTTATTACGTTTAACGGATGTTGTTTTTTCAACTTCTTCAGTAATTATATCAGGATTATAACGCGTCCATCCATTTTCTTCATCTAGTTTTATTTCTTGCTCATTAATAGCAACTTTAGCTCCATGCACAGGATGTACTAAAACTACATTCATATTAACTCCTTATATCTGAACGAGGGCGAACCCTCGTTTTACTACTAAAATTACCCGCGACGGTACAAAGTCCAAGTTCCAGTGCCTGTTTTACGGGCACGGAACAGTTGAGCAGTACCAGCAGTAGCAGCAACTGTCATTAAACCAACTAAAGTCCAACCAGTGCCAGCAACTAAAGTAATAACACCGGAACCAGAACCGTCAACATTTACTACAGAAAATTCAAATGTCACACCAGGTTTATCGGCATTTAATAAAGCGTTTTCTAAATCGGTAACAGTAGGCAGAGTGTAACTTGCAGCGGATGAACCTGGAGAACCAAGAATAGTACCATTGAGAACTTGAGTCGCTGTTAAAGTTGCAGTCACCGTTGCCGTTGCAGGCGATGAAGTAACAAAAAATTGAGTTTCATTGATGTTACCATCACCAATTTGGTAACCACCACCACCATTAGGGAGAGCCATAATAATTTCCTTTTAATATTTAATCAAGAGAAGCCCCAAAAGGGGCATCTAAATCAACCCCAAACGCGACAAGCCATTTGTCCACGGATTGTGTTGTAGCCGTACAGAACGTCAACACGGCAC